TTTGAATTCGAACACGAAGAAGAGATTTCTTTTTTACTCGAAGACACGATTAAGAATTTGTTAAGGAAAAAACTTTACAATTTGAAATGAATAATCAAAATCAAAGTAAAGTAAAAATATTGACAATGGAGGTGACAATTGAAGTTAATTGAAAAAGTTGATTATTCAGATAAAGTTTACCTCGTGCCGTTGGGAGACATTCATCTCGGTGCAAGAGGAGTTGACATCGCTAAACTCAAAGGCTACATAGACTGGATAAAGAACACACCAAGTGCGTATACTTTCTTGATGGGTGACATATGGGATGTCGCAACCCTCGCATCGGCGTCAAATCCACACTATCAAGAAATGAATTTAAACGAAGCAATTAAGTTTGCATATGATTTGTTCAGTCCGATAAAAGATAGAATTCTCGGTGGTATAAGTGGCAACCATGAGGAGAGGTTAGAGAAATACGCAGGCTTCAATCCTTTACAAACTTTTTGCGAGGCTCTCGAGATACCTTATGCAGGTTATAGTGCAGTTATACGGTTTAGAATAGGAACTTTAAAACGCAAAAGCGGTATGATTTCACCATTGGTTGAGTACCTCCTATTTTCGCATCACTCGACTGGGGGCGGCAGCACACTTGGTGGAAAGTTAAACCGCTCAGTTAAACTCGAAGAGATATTTGAAGGAGCGGATGCGTACCTCATAGGGCATTCACACGCAAAAATCTTAGGTGAAAAATCAATTGCGTATCTATCTAAAAGCGGAAATGGTAAAGCAACAATCAAATATAAACGAATTGCATATATAGATTGTGGCAGTTTTCTTGAATATGATAACTCATATGCGGAAATGCAGATGTTATCTCCAAGCACCACAGGAGCGGTAAGACTTCGTATGGACGGAACGAAAAAAGACTTGCATATAAGTTACTAACCCGCATTTTTCTCGGCGTTTAATGACTTGCTAAACGAAGTAAGTAAGTATCTATATTCCAAAAAATATCAATTATTAAGAAAAATTTAGAAAAGTCCATTGCGATAAGGTTGTTATTATGTCCTTTACGTCTTAACAATTCAATTTTTCTAAAAATTCTTTGTATACCCTCTTGACAAGTTTCATATTGTATATTATAATATGTTAGAAGTAAAAAAAATAAAAGATAAGGAGACAAAAATGAAAGTAAGAACAGTAAAAGGAAAGGAAATGGAAGTCAAGGTTGCTGGCTACAGCAACCAACCACAAATCGAGGTTGTAGTCAGCGGACAGACCTACAAGGCAAACCTCTATGAGGGACGCCTTGGTAAGGGGCTTGGAATTGAAACAGACGGCAATCCGATAGCGATTTTGAACGCAAAAGACTACGAGGCGATTAAGAACGCGGTTGAGGCACTTCCGAAGAAGGAAAGAGTTTATAGGAAAGTTCGAACAGAAGATAAATACGGGCATAAATATGAAGATTGGACAGAGGAAGGAAGCCCAATTGGTTGGATTACATTCATCGAGGATAAGAATGGTGAAATTCTTGAAGAAGGCAAAGTGAAAGAGATTTTAAACGAGATGGAAAAAGTGACTGGTCGAAAGGAGTTTACAAGAGCAGAAGTTTTAGTCTTTTGGAACTCCAGATATGCAGGTGAATACAAGGCAAAGGAAGAACAGGGTAGGAAAATCGGAAGGTTTTTAGCAGAGGAAGAAGAAATCGAAAGAAACGCACAAAAGCAGTTCGATACACAAAGAACTCCCGAGGAAAGGTTTGAAGCGGGAGAAATAGACAAGGAGGCATAAAAATGAAAATAAACATCAAAGTAAATTTAGGAAAAGCAACCGACCCCGCTCCCACCATCGCACATTTTACACAGGCGAGGTGGGATAGACAAAACCGCTGGGTCAAACTAACTGGAACGGTATATTGCCAAGGACAACATTGGAAGCATACGCATATTTTTTGCATTCCTTTGCAACTCAGACTTGCAAAACTCACAAGAGAGCAGATTTTAGAAGAAAAATTCGGAGGTGAAAAATGAAAAATTTCGAACTTAAAGTAGTTGAGATGTTAGACGAAAGGGCAGTCGAACTTCTTTGGAAAGAGGCAGTCATAGAAGCGAGAGAGAACGAGGAGAACGAAGACAACATTCGGGACTATGCAAGAAACGCATTTATCGATGAACTTTCAGACTATCTTTATGACGAAATTCAAAAGTTCGAAGACGACATTAGAAGGGAACTCATTGAGGCGGCACTTGACGACGCAGACATCGAGAGTATTGCAGACTATATCATAATCAATAAAAATTATCAAATTTAAAGGAGGTAAACATGGAAGAAAGCAGACCAACAATCACAGAGCAAATTCTTGATAAAATAGACATAACAACGCTTTTTGATTATCCTGATTTATATTTAGTAAATCAGGAAATCAAAGGTGGAGCGAGCAATTTCGTGGTTTTGTATAGAATGTATGGACTGCCAGAAATGCTTGAAGTCATCGAAGAAAACTTTGCAACCGAGTTAATGAGATTCAAAACTCATGACGAGATTGGAAGTTTTACGATTATAGTCTATGACACACACCTTAAGATAATTGATGACACCTGGGAAAATAGAAAACTTGCAAGTTCTTATGCATTATATAGAGCAGACGGGACAATCTCAGATTATATTCTCTGGTTAGCAGGACTTAAAAAACCCGACGGCACTTATGACCCGATTTTAGACGAGATTTACGCAACTTTGAAGGAGGCTTGGAAGAAATGGGACTTATAGACTTCATCTTAAGAGTTTTAGAAATGGCAGTAATCATTTTCATAGTTTACGCTTTCATAGTAGAAGTTTTAAAACCAAATAAATAGTCGGCGGACTTTAAACGCAGGAGGCAAGAAATGGAAGTTGAGGAATTATTAAACGAACTACCAGAGAAGATTGAGGTAAAAGGCAAGCGGGTTAAAGGCGATGTTTGTAATCTTACGATTGAAAAAATTGCTGGTGGCTGGACGGTGTATTATGGGTCAAGACTTTATGCTTATGCTTTTACTCACAAGGAAAGTCTAAAAGAAGCATTGGAAGTAGTAAAAAACATTCTAATAAAAGAAGGGCGCATGGAGGTGCAAAATGACTAAAATGAAAATCGACAGCCTTGAGAAGAAGGCGAAACAAGATGGGAGACCTTATTGGGTTGTGAAGTCAAATGGCACAACTTATTATTGCTTTGACACGAAAATCGGTGAGAAAAAAGTCGGTGACGAGATTGAGGTTGACATTAAAGAAAAAGACACCACAGACTCGCAGGGGAATGCAAGCAAGTGGTTTTATATCCAATTTCCGAAAGAGAATAAATCGTTCGGAGGCTCGAGGGTGGTAAACACAAACGCTATGCTATTAAGTTATGCAAAAGACCTAGAGATTGCACTTTTAGAGAAAACGAAAGAGCAGACAACAATTCAACAGTGTTTAGACGAAATACAATTCATTTATGAAACTTTCAAGAATTTAATCGGAGGTGAAAAATGAAGAATGTAGTCTTTAGTTGCAGTCTTGAGAATCTTAAAATCGACAGAGAGGGCGAGGCAAAACTCGTTCTCACAATTCCAGCGTCAGATGTAGAGGAGATTGCAAAATTCTATGCACTGAACTTCGGAAAGTTGCTTGGTGGAGCGTTGGTGGTAAGAGAAGAAGGTAGCGAGGAGGTTAAAAATGAATAAACAAGAAAAACACGAAATATTAAACGAATTTGCTAAAAAGATTAAGAGCGTATATGATGAGGTTATAAATTTAAGCGAACAAGACCAATTCGTTAATTATGCAACGAAAGATTTTATAAAAGGGTTTACAGATGGAGCACAAACCTTTAGAGATATGCTGATGGAAACAATAATAACAGACCACATATGCATAGAAGCAGATATAAACGATATAAACGAATCACCAGAAGCATATCAGAAATTTTTGAGTGTATATAAGGAGAATTTAAAGCGTATAAAAGGTGGTGAATGGAAATGAAGTGGGGAAATGAAACGATTGATTTAACAGACTACTTATCGATTACGGACATCGTAAAACTTACCGGAATGCGAGAGTCGAAAATCAAATACCACATTTATCGTGGAAAACTCAAGGCAGTCAAAATTGGCTGGCAGTGGTTTGTGAAAAAAGACGACTTAGAGGAATTTTTAAAGAATTTTGAAAATGATAGGTAAAAGGTATTGGATTTGTAGAAAACTTATGTATAATATAAGTAAGAGTGAGGGAAGGGCTTGGGACTTGCCTCCTTCCCCCTTCCCCACTCCCAGGAAGGAAGGCAAGAATGGATAACAACAATCAAAGCGAAGTCAATGAAGTCAAAGAACCGCAAGAGTCTTACGGTGGCTGGATAAAACTCTATAGACAAATCACCGAAAGCAAAATCTGGGAGACAAAACCATCAAGTTGGGTCGTATGCTGGATATACATCTTATTAAAAGTCAGTTTTGTAAATAACAACTCATATAAAAAAGGTGAAGCACATTTCAGAGGTGTAGAATACGAAGCCCTGCCGTTTGATATCACAAATGATATATGGTATAGGTGTCTAAAGTGGTTAGAAGAAGAGGGAATGATTAAAAGGCGAAAGGTATGGCGTGGAGAAGTCATTACAGTCCTTAATTATGAGAAATACCAAAATAATTTGTCAAGTGAAAATTGTAAAACAGAGTTTGACCCAAATCATATCAAAAACATTCAAACTAATATTGATAAGGCGGAAGCGGTGCAACATAGTGAGACACCCAAATCATATCCAAATCATATCCAAATCGAAACTCAAACAAATATAGATGAAATGCAGGCTCAAGACACGCTTAAGAATATAAGAATTAAAGAATTAAAGAATAATAATATAATTGTGTCTAAAGATACAATGGAGGGGGAGGTTTTAAATCCTTCTCTAACTGAAAAAGAAAAAGACAAAAACACATCTATTGCGGCGGGTGGCGGGCAAGAGCCGAAGCCGAAAAAAGCGAAAAAGACTGGCAAAGTTTCTGGTACAGAGATTTTCAAACTCGTCAAAACCTTTTATGAAATTATGGGCTTTGTTTGGAACGATGATGACGCAATGGGTAAAAACTCAAGGGCGGCGTCATCGCTTCTTTCAATGTATACTTATGATGATATCGTAAAAGCTGTAAAAATAGGTATCGAAGAATACAAGAAGGAGAAAAAAGACCCAAAACATATGATACCTACATTAGAAAGCGTTAAAAAACTTATACACGTTTGGCTCTCTAAAGAACAAGAGAAACAACAAAAACAGGAGGCAAGAAATTATGGCTGGTAAACTCGAACCGCTTCCCTACTCTACGGAAGCAGAACAATTTGTATTGGGTTGTATTCTCATCGACGGCGTCGGTGGTGAAGAACTCAAGCCTGAGGACTTTTATCACCCAGAACATCAAGAAATTTTTAAGGCTATTCAGGCAGTCCGTTCTCAAAACCTTCCACCCGATATCGTAACTGTAACTGACGAACTCACAAAGAGTGGGAAATTGGACGCTATCGGTGGCGTGACTTATGTTATGGACTTAACGATGCAAATCCCAACGACAGTCAACTTTCCTTATTATCTCAAGATTGTAAAAGACAACTCGATTAAAAGACAAGCAATCCTTTTAGGTGAAAAAATATCAGAAACAGTATCTGCTGGTGACTTAGAAGAAGCAAAGAAATTGAGTTCGGCTCTATCAGAGATTACGACTGGTGCAAAAGCAAAGTCATTAGGTGAGATAATGCGAGAGACTTTCACAGATGAAAATTTTCAGAAAATTAAGGACATCAAAAAATGGACTTCTGAACCGCTTGGAAAACTTACTCAATTAGTTCCGTTCACAGTTGGAGAGAATATCTATATCGCAGGTCGCACAGGACAGGGTAAGACTCAAATGGCAATAACTTTAGGACTTTCATTCGCACAGCAAGGTGCGAAGGTTTCATACATTTCATTAGAAATAGGAATTTGGCAACTCATAAGACGAATTTTAAACTACGAACTCGGTGAAGGACTTGACAAGGCAGGGCAAAGCCTTGCGAAGATAGATTTTCAAGACAAGCAGTGGTGGGAAATTGGGAAACAAATCGCACACAATGAAAAACTACTTGATAATTTTTATTACACAGAAGACTACTTTAATTTGCAGGACATCACAGACTATATAGAATCAAACCCGTTTGATGTTGTATTTGTAGACTACATTCAGAATATCCAAGTCGGGAACGGGAAGACACGAAATGATGAATTAGAATATACAGCGAGGGAATTTAGAAGGCTCTCGAAAAAAAGATGTATGGTGATATTAAGTCAATTTAACAGAGAGAACAACAAGGACGATAGTGATGAGGACAGAGAAATAGACCTTTCAAGACTTCGAGGTTCTGGAGGCTTGGAACAAAGTGCGACCTCAGTAATTCTAATCAGACGAGATAAAGACGATTGGCAACAATTCTATTACGCAATTGCAAAAAATCAAACTTACGGGCTCGGGGCTCTTACAAAAGGCTGGAAGTCAGTAAAACTCGAGCCTAATGGCGTAATGAAAGAGGACTTTTAAAACGAAAGGAGGCGACAAATGAGAATTATGCTTTTTACTATCATTGCTGGCATCATAGCCTTATTTTTACTTGCGGTGGTTCAATTTTTTAATGTCTTTTTGCCTGGCTGGAGATGGGGCGGCAGACGAGAGCATATAGACAATATTCTTTCTAATATCATATGGGTGTTGTATGTTTTCGTGTCATGTTTTTCCCTGATATATATTTTGATAGTTATTATAGGAGGCCTTAAATGAGAACAGGCTATTTTATCGAAAACAACTTTTTCGGTTTTATCCATGCACCGAAGGAGTTAGAAAAAAGACTGAAAGACGAGGGTTTTGAGGTTTTTCAGAGTTTTCAACTTCTGAGTGGAGACTACAAAATCGTAGTCAGACTTCCGAAGTTAGACCAGAAAAACGCAATTCAAAGACTTATCGAGATTGCAAAGGAGGTACATAATGAATAACAGAATCCATCAAGTTTATACGCTACAAAGTGGCGAAATTGTTCCATCAGTTACAACGATTATCGGGCTTTTGAGTAAACCTCAACTAATCGAATGGGCTTGGAAGCAAGGCATAAATGGGCAAGACATACACAAGATTAAGAACTCCACCGCTGACGCTGGGAGTTTAGCACATCAAATGATTTTAGATTTTTTGAAGTTGCAACGCACCGATACAAGCGAGTATTCAAAAGACATTATAGACCTCGCAGAGAATAGTTTTTTGAGTTTTTTAGAGTGGCAAAAACACAAGACAATCGAACCGATTTTGATTGAGGCAAGTTTGGTCTCGGAACGCTACAAATACGGCGGGACATTAGATTTTTACGGAAAGATAGACGGCATTCTTACTCTTGCAGACTGGAAAACAGGCTCGGGAATTTATGATTCATACGTTTATCAACTCAGTGCATATAGAAATCTATTAATTGAGAACGGCTACGAGAACCCAGAACGAGTTATGATTGTCAGAATTAACCGAGAGGAAAATGAACGCTTTGAGGAACTTGTTAAAAAAAATACCGACACCGAATTTGAGATTTTTAAACGGCTTTGCGAGATTTATCATTTGCAAAAACAATTGGGAGGCGAGGGGTGATTATCCTTGTAATAAGGACAAAATTTCATAAAATTATCCTTGTGGGAGGGACGATTTGAAAAACAGAACAGACTTGAAGAAAAAAGTCGTAAAGCAAAATGACGAGATTTGGAGTTTAATCGTAAGGCTTCGAGACAACTTTACCTGTCGAATGTGCGGGAAGTCAACAAAATTCGTTGAGGCGGCACACATCATTGGAAGGGATAACTGGAATACTCGCTGGGACACACGAAACGGGTTAAGTCTATGTTATTACTGTCACAGATTTAAAATTCATGGCGGTCGGCTTACAGAAGAAGAGAAGATTGAGTTTTACAAGAACGCAGTCGGAGAGCCGACTTATGAAAATTTGCTTGAACTGTCTAAACAACCTGTCAAACGAAACTTAACTTACGCACAGGCTTGGAACGAACTTTTGAGAAATGAATTCGTAAAGTTAACTGGTGTGAGTTTTGAGGAGTTTAAAAAAGAAATGAAGGAGGCAAAAAATGGATAAATACATCAAGATGGACTTTCGTGTCATTGATATGGACACTTTCGAATTTAATTATGCACCGCAAGAACTTGAACAAACTCTAAAAGAAAAAGGTTTCGAAATTGTGAGCAAGTCAGTTTATTATGATGGATACTGCACAATTGTTGTAAAACATAAACCTGAAGACATTAGGATACTATTAGACATTCTTAGAAAACGCAATCAGCAAGTCATAGATGATTACAAAAAAGAGCGAGGTATAACTTGGTGATTTTGGCAATTAGTTGGCAATTAAAAAGAAAGGAGATGGCGAAATGGAAGAGAGTAAAGACTTGATTGAAGACGGAGTTGTAATCCCTGAGAAATTAAGGACAAAGTGCGAGGTATGGAGCAGGCCTGTGGGGTATCTCAGACCAGTCCAGCATTGGAACAATGGGAAAAAACAGGAGTTTGAAGAGCGTAAGGAGTTTCGAGTTGAAGAGTATACTTTAGAGTATACTAATCAAAAGTAGACAAAAAGGGAGGAGACGATGGAGATCTTAACCCAACTTCTTTTTTGGCTTATCGTTTATCTTTTTATCATTATCGCTTCGTGGATAATCGATGCTTTTTGGGAATCAACAGACAGCGGACTTCATTTCAAGTTTGAGAGTTTAAAGAAAAAGTTTCGTGGCTACCTGTGAGGTGGATTATGTATTTACCAGAATTGATTTATCCTTCTAAAGAAGGGGGAAGCAAGGAAATTACCTGCGTGGTGTGTGGATGGAAAGGGAAGGGTTTTGATTTTTCCTTCTCGGACAACTTTGTGGGATGGGGTTTTATGAAGGCAGGTAATGGGTTATGTCCTTCTTGTTATCAGTTTTTTAAGAATCAGGACATCAGGAAGAAACATTTTCTCGCTACAACTAATGGGATACAATTTCTGAAAAAAGAGGGAATCAGACAGGTTTTAAATGATTTGCCAGAACCTCCGTTTTTTCTCTATATTACTCAATCGCATCAGAAACAGGGATGGATAGGAGATTTGAACAAAGTTTCTATGTCAAGAGAGCATTTCTATATTTCTACAGATTTCACAGAGAGTGCGATATTCACAAGTAAGGCTGAGGTAGATACTTTATTTAAACTCTATGACGAGGCATTAGAACTTGGTTTAAGCAAGACAGAGATGTCTACGGGTGTTTTCAAGATTACGTCTTACCAAAAGGCAGAGAAACAAGGCAAGATGGAACTCTTGAATAGAGTGCAAGAAAAAGCACATATGCCGATATGGGAGGTGATAGTCTATGTCGGGTGAACAAAAATTATTTACAAATGAGGAGTTGCAGTATAGAATTGCAGATTTACTCGCGACAGTGTATCTTTCTATTCCTTTTAAAAAATTCAAGTCAATTCGGAATATTCACGATGTCTTTAATCATCGCGTGAGGGCTGCGAGTCGGAAGCCTACACTTGAGGAATTTACCTCTAAACTATGCAATTATTTTGGTATACAATCCGTGCCAGAGGATGCTGTATGGATTATTCAGGAACTTAAGCCCAAAGAACAGCAAGTGATGGATATGATTTATAAAGAGCATATTTATATTTGTGCACTTGCATATTTAAGAGTTGAGAAGTATAGAGAAGCAAGAAAAACAAAAAATATTTTTAGAAAGGAGAGTGACGGAAATGATGAAAGTTAAGTATGAAGGAATTTTAGAAGCAAAGACTCCTATTTTCCACGGGGGAGACGAAAAAACAGGTTCTACTCCTGTTTTGAGGACTATTACAATTTTCCACGGGGGGAGATTTGAGGTTGTTCCCTACATTTCTGGCAATTCTATAAGAGGCAAACTCAGGAGGCTGGCATTTCTGGATTTATTTACGAGATTGGGCTATGAACCGAATTTGAAACTGCATCATATTTTGTATTCTGGTGGAGTTTTAGAGAGCGTCGAGGAAGATTATGGTGTCATAGATTTGGGTCTCAGGAAGACTATACGGGAGACACTTCCACTTCTTGCTATTTTCGGTTCGTCTATCGGGAATCAAGTTTTGTCTGGCAAACTTCAAGTTGGACATGCCTTTCCTATTTGCAAAGAGTATGCAAGTTTTTTACCAGAAAAACTACAATTTGTAGAGCAGTCGAAGGAGTCAGTTAGACTTTTTACTGGAGATACATTTATCACTCGTAGGGCGGAGATTCCAAGACAGGACAAGGACGAAGATGCAGTGCAGATGAAGGTTGATTACGAATGTTTTATCCCTGGGACGCTATTTTACCATTTCTTTGCATTAGATTATCCCAATGATGTTGAACTTTCTTGCTTTGGTCACATTATGAATCTTTTCCGACAGACTCCATTTTTAGGAGGGCGTTCTTCACAGGGGGACGGGGAAATTCGTTTTTCATACGAGCCTGAGTTTATGAGTCCAGATTTATATTTGTCTTTTATTGAGGAGAAGAAAAAAGAGATTATAGCAGTATTGGATTTCATAGGTGGGACAAATGGAAATAATAAAGAAAAAAATACTGGACTACCAAGAGAAGATTCTCCAGAGGAATAACCCGTATAAGCCATTTGAGGTTGTTTTCCATCTCTCCTCGCCAATGAGTTTGACTTACCCGTGGTTATTTTTCGATGGAATTGTTTCGCATCTTGCTTTGAGAAATGCACTTGGAGATGATTATTACAACCTTCCGTCAAAGATGCCTTTAGAGACCGTATTCCCAGAATATTATAAGATTGTGCCTTTGGAACAGTCTAACGGTGTTTTTCACGCCTCTGTATCTATTTTGGATGGAGATATGAAAAAGATTGAGGTTCTATACAAGCGTTTTGAGGATAGATATATACCGCAAACAAAAAGAAGCAGAGTCCCTGTTGGGAGCGGTTTTTATAAAAGTTATGCTATGAAGATAGTCTATTTCCCCGTAGAGAAGGTAAGATTTTATGCTAAGGGCGATGTGGAATTCATAAACGAACTGCTTATCGAACTGGATGGGTTGGGGTCTGAGACTCGTGTTGGATGGGGAGCAATTCGAAAGTTTGAAATTAATGTCACAGACAATGATTTTTCTTGGATAAAAGACGGGCTGGCTATGAGACCCTTACCTGTGCGAATGTTGTCATTTTACAAAGATTCTGCTATGATTGCTTCCAAACCGCCATACTGGGATATTCGAAACGTAGAAGAGTGTGCTGTCCCATTTACAGAGGTGGGGCTTGGATAAACAAACTGAAAAGATGTTTATGATACATACGCAATTAGAGGAATATCATAAGCATTTGCTTGAGGCGGAGCAGATTATACGAGAGGCACTTTCGAAATCCAAGAAGCCATATATTGCTTTTTCTGGAGGGAAGGATTCCACTGTTTTATTACATCTTGTTTTGCAGCAGGCCCCAGATATTACGGTTTTTCACTTTATTTGGCCTGAGAATATTATGCCTAAAGTTATAGAGCGAGAAGTGATGGTTAATTTAAGAAAGATTGGTACTAAAAATGTTATCTATCGAACCGAGAGAGAAAATACTCAAGGTAGCGGTTTTTTTGCCAGTATAAGTGAACTCAGCAAACAGGGATATGATGTATCTTTTATAGGGTTGCGGAAAGAAGAATCTTGTAGGAGGAAAATGCGTATTAAAAACAACAGTTTCTATACATCTATTAGAGAAGTTTATCCGATTCAGGACTGGACTTGGAAAGATGTGTGGGGGTATATTATTCAACATCACTTGCCTTATCCGAGCGTTTATGACGAATATGCATCCGTGATTGGGTGGGACAAGGCACGGTTTGTGAGTTTCTTTGACCCTGAATTTGAGAGATTAGGCAGTCTAAATGTCGATGGTATTTTAATGTGGCGTTATAAAAATCATATCTGAGGAGGCAAAATATGAAACTTACTTGCGAGTGGTGTGGTAAAGAATTTGAAAGCAAGACGTTCCGTAAGTTTTGTTCTAAGCAGTGTCATAGTGAGGCATCTCAGTATTATCAGCATCTTTACTATTTGGAAAGAACGAAAGGCAAGAAGGAATGGGAAGGACTACACAAATATGACAGACAAGATTTTGAGCAGTATAAACACTCAAAGGAGTTTCGAAGAAAACACAACGAGGGCAGTATGTTCTCAGTTGTGCGAGAAGAGAAAAACAAAAGCCTTACGCTTGATAGGTATTTAAATGACTTGCGAGACGCTATTGCATTTATGAACGGCGAAGAAACACACATAAGCATCGTAGGTTTGCGTATAGCAATGTTTTTGAAATCTCTCATAAAAGCGTGGCAAACCGTAGTTCCACCACAAGACCAAGACATCGACAGAGTAATGAGATTTTTAGACGCTGATTTGTTAGACGAAAATTACAAAAATACCTTGACCAGACTTTTGAATTTTGAAAATTTGAAAATTGCGATATAATATAGTTGTGAAATTTTTTGGGGAGTGCACCCTCTTTGGGTGCGGGACAAGAGGACTTTCGGTGGTGGGCTGTCCTCTTAACAAGAAAAGGAGTAGCGACGTCGATGCGGGGGAGTTTCCTACCTCCTTTACTCTCCCGCTGTTTTTTGCGAGGTGTGATGGTTGGATAAAAGACTAAAAGAAGACATTATCGCTTTTGTAAAAGAGTTGTTCCTCACACCTGACGAGCAAGGCAATCATAAATATAGTCTACGAGATATTTCTACAGAGGTTCTACAAAAGTTCCACAACAAGATTGACCCTAAAACTATTCTGAATTGGGCTGAAAAATACGGTTGGAAACAACTTTGGGAAGAAGGCGTCAGACAAGGTGTCACTGAAGCAATAGCGAAAGAAGAGAGTGATAAAAGTAAAGAGGAGCAATTCATCGACGCCATAGCGAAAGCAAAACATGATGACTTTCTAATGGTGACTGACCTTGAAAAATTAGCATATGAGTTTTTAAAATCTCACGGTTTCACCAACGCAGCAGAAGCACTTAAAGCAATCGAAATGGGCTTAAAATACAAAGGTGAACTTCAAGAGATTAGCGATGCAAATATCGTTGTGAGGATTAAGCGAAATGGTGATTGAAATCGAGCAGGAAGTGTTTAACCCTAAATATATAGACCTATTAGAAAATAAGAGTCGTTATTTGATTTTATACGGCGGTGCAGGCGCTGGCAAGTCATATTTCGCTGCACAGAAAATCTTAATCAGGACTTTACAAGAAAAAAAGAGCCGTATATTAGTTGTCAGGAAGGTTGCAAGGACATTGCGAAATTCAAGTTTCTTACTTCTAAAAGATTTAATTTCGGAATGGAACTTAACAAACTTATTTAAAATCAACGATGTTGAAATGAAAATCGTGTGTCAAAACGGCAATCAGATACTATTTGCTGGGCTTGACGATGTTGAGAAATTAAAATCAATTGCAGGTATAACTTCAATTTGGATAGAAGAAGCAACCGAGTTAAGTGAAGATGACTTTATGCAGGTAGACTTACGACTTCGAGACCCAAGCGAGTATCACCAAGTTATTCTGACATTCAACCCTGTAAGTGCTTTGCATTGGTTGAAGAAACGCTTTTTCGATACGATAGATAATAGAGCCGAAATTCGCAAAACAACCTACCAGGATAACAAATTCATAGACCAGCCATATGTTGAAGTCCTTGAAGGTTTGAAAACACAAAATGAAAATCTTTATAAAGTCTACGCTCTTGGTGAGTGGGGAACGCTATCGGAACTCATTTATAACAATTGGGACGTCAAGGAGTTTGAACTCAACTTTGATGAGGTAATTGCAGGCGTGGACTTCGGCTTTAACAATCCGAGTGCGGTTGCTTACATTGGGATAAAAGATAACGAACTCTATATTTTCGATGAGATTTATCAAAGCCACCTTAAGAACTCCGAACTCATTGAACTCTTGAAAGACAAACCGCAAGCGAATGTATACTATCCAGACCTTGCAGAGCCTGACCGTATAAAAGAACTTCAAGAGGCAGGTTTTGCAGTAGGTAAAACTGATAAAGATGTCATACAAGGTATAAACTTTGTAAAGAACTTCAAAATTCACATACACCCACGCTGTGTAAACTTTATAAAAGAAATTCAAGGCTATTCATACAGGAAAGACAAAGACGGGAACGTTTTAGAAGAGCCTGTGAAGTTTAATGACCATTTGATGGACGCATTTAGATATGCAGTGTATTCGCATTTAAAACGAGGAACACCAGAGGTGGTGATACTTTAATGGGACTTTTTGATTTCTTTAAAAGGCAGAAAAATTTTTCGTATGTAGGGACGGGACTTCTGACAGGCGGTGTAAGTTCTGATATAAGTTCGCTGGAAGACGCCGCTATAAAAAATCCGTATGTGAACCGAGCCTTGACTTTGCGAGCACAGGCGATTTCAGACTTAGAGTGGGAAATTGTGAATGATGACAAGCCTAACCAGAAGTTAATGTCGTGGTTTGCTAATCCTGTGAACTTGACACCGAGGCAGTTCCTTCAGAAGATACAATATTGGAGGGACATTACAGGCATAGCATTTATTAGAAAATCCTTCCCACGGCCCGAACTTCTGGACGGCGATAGAATAACACTTCTTGTAACTCCAAGCGAGATAAAAGTTCTTTATATGAGAGTTTTCTGGACTGATACTTATGATATTTCAGAAGTTGCACTTATCACAGGCCAGTCGCCGTTTGTAAGAATTATAAAGGATATAAGCCCGCTGTCGACGGTTTTCGAAGACTCAAAACTTCAATACCGCCAGATGGAAGTCTTATCGAATATCTTTAACAACGGCGCATTTTTGAATATGATTTTCACAACGCAGGATAATTTAACTCCACAACAAATTGACACGATTAAAGAGCAGATACGAGAGAAATACGCAGCCCCGTCAAATGCAGGGAAGGTTATGCTTTTAAGTGGTTCGGATTGGAAAGTTGTAGATATTAGAAACTCACCGCTTCAGTTTGGTATGAAAGAAGTAGACGACCTGACTAAACAAAGAATAATGATTGCTTTCGGTATACCAAGCGTGTTTTTCAATGATATGCAAGGCGTGAATAAAGCAGTCGCACAAACGCAAGAATACATTTTTGAGAAGTATGTGACTAAACCGCTTGCAAACGATTTAGCAGAACAAATCACAACGAAACTTTTAGACAACAAAGCAGAATTTCGATTTAAGTTTACAGAAAATCTTTCGCTTGAAGATAAACAGATTTTAGAGCAAATACGAGACATACAACTCAAAAACGGCACGACATACATAAACGAGATACGCACACAAGACGGGCTTGACCCTGTGCCGTGGGGCAATCAGTGGTGGGGCAATTTAAATATGACACCACTTGGGAGTGTAAGTCCACAACCTAATCTTGAGACCGCAAAAATACTTGAGAAATTAGAGAAGATAGAGCAGAGGCTTGAAGTGAAAGAAAACAAGGAATTTGATTTTGATTTGATTTCAAAAGATTATATCGCAATGACCGAGCCGATGGAGAAACGATTAGCGAAAGAGATTATGGACATCTTCTCTAAGCAAGAGAAATACATTCTGAATGAATTGAATAAAAAGAAATCTCAAAACGGCATTATTACGAAAATTAAACTTGAGGATATAGTAGATTTGACCTTGCCCGACGAGTGGAAGGATTACTATATTAAACATCTCAAGCCGTTTATTCTTTCGTTTATGCAACAAGCAGGCGATAAGGTTTTGAGTTCATTAGGCTTCTCTGCAAGTTTCAATTTGCAAGTGCCGAAAATTCAAGAAAATCTTATGAAGTCTTTAGAGAAGTCCGCTTCAGAAGTCATACAGACTACAAGAAAGGACATTTATGACCAGTTGTTAGAAGGTATACAGAACGGAGAAGGTATTCCAGACTTGGCAAATAGAATGAAAACGCTTTTTGAAGAGACTTATAAGAATAGAAGTCAGACAATCGCAAGAACTGAAACTATATCAGCAACGAATTACGCAAAGTTAGAGGCAGGTTCGCAGGCAGGTATGAGAAAAAAAGTCTGGGTTACCGCCATTGACGAAAGAACTCGCTCAGGACACGCTGAAGCAAACGCACAAGTGAGAAATATAGACGAGCCTTTTAATGTTGCAATAGAAGCAGGTGGAGAAAAAGAGGAATTGATGTTCCCAGGAGACAAGGCAGGAAGCCCAGGGAACACAATAAACTGCAGATGCACAGTCGCATTTAGGAGGGATTAAAATGGATAAAATAATTAAGTCTTTTGTAGCAAAGCAAATTGATGTTCAAAATCACATTGTGGAAGCCTATGCTTCCACGAAAGATGTAGACCGAGATGGTGAAATCATTTTACCAACGGCTTGGGACTTGGAGGGTTATAATGGTGTCGTTATAAATTCTCACGACTACGAGACAATAGAAAATGCGTTGGGTAAAGTAATCGAAGCGAAAACTGACGACAAGGGACTTTATGTAAAAATTCAGTATTTCGTCGGTCAAGGCAATGAGACAGCCGATTGGGCTTGGGTATTAGCACAAAACGGTTTAGCAAGTTATAGCGTAGGTTTTATACCTGTCGAGAGCGTCCCAGGAAGTGATAATGTAAAGCGAATTTATACAAAAGTCAAACTTCTTGAAATTTCACAAGTCTTAGTGCCTGCAAATCCATATGCAGTGCAAGACAATTTAGTATACGAACCTTTAATAAAGGCTTTTAAAGAAATTAAGACAAAAGAGGTGACAAAAATGGAAGTAAAAGGCGTAATTCCGTATCACGATTACGGCAATGCAGACGAGAGCGAGCCGTGGGATGCTGGGAAAGAAGTTAAGGAAGCAGATGTCGAGGCACTTAAAAAGATGTGTGCTTGGTATGATGAGAAAAATCCAGATGTCAAGAGTTCTTACAAGTTACCGCATCACAGAGCAAGCGATTTAAAAGCCGTTTGGAAAGGTGTTGCAGCAGCAATGGCAGCTTTGTTAGGTGCGAGAGGTGGAGTTGACATTCCAGACAGCGATAAGGAAGGCGTTTATAATCACTTAGCAAAACACTATAAAGACTTTGACAAAGAGCCTCCAGAGTTCCACAAGTCCTATAAAGATGATGAGGAAATATTTAAGGCTTGCGGGTTAGAAGTCGAGGTTAAATATGGACGAGTTTTAAGCGAGGCAAACAGGCAAAAGATAAAGAATGTCCTTGATGGCATTACACAACTTCAGAAGGAGCTTTCGGACTTGAAAGACCCGTTAAAAGAGTTGCTTGACCTGTCGGAGGTAGAGACTGATAGCGCTTCATTAGGAGCGGTGTCTCAAAAAACTGACAGAATTTTAGATATTTTAGAAGAACTTAAAAAATCACTTTAGGGAGGGTGATAACAATGAACGAAGTAGAACAAGTAAAAAGCGAAATAATTGAGAAAACAGCACAAAAGGTTTTATCGGAACTCAATTCAAAGTTTGTTACCTATGATGAACTTGTAAAAGCAATGAAGGAATTTGCAGCAAACAAAGACACATACTCTGTCGAACCTGGCACACTTGCAAAATCTATTAGAGAAATGGTAACCAAAGGCACAATGGTGGAAGGCACAGGTTCAGCGGGGGGGTATTTAGTACCTCCTGAGTACGTCAACCGTATTATCGATGTTGCAATTCAGCAATCTGTTGTTTATCCGAAAGTAACACGAATTCCAGTCGCAAGCAACCAGGTGTATTTGACTGGTGTATCAGCACCTGTGACAGTAAGTTATCCAGGCGAAAACGTAGCACCTACACCAACAACTCCGACAGTCTATCAAAACAGCGTACCGATTAAAAAGTTAATGGCACTTGTTGACATTTCAAATGAACTTCTTGCAGACGCTACAATCGGCGGAGCAGTAGATGCGTATATTGTGAATTTGATAGGTCGTGTCCTTGGCAAGGAAATGGACAGGTTAATCTTGACTGGTAACACATCTAATGGCGACCCGTTTAACGGAATTTTAAACACTTCAGGTATTACAAACGTTGTAGAAGCAACAGGACACACCTCAGATGTAACTTACGAGGCACTTATTGATGCTATAAACGCAATTCCAAGCGATTATAAACTTAATCCGTTCTGGGTTGCACACAGGACATTCTATGCAAAAGCATTCGAACTCAAAACCACAACAGGCTATCCTGTTCTAAATCCAGAATCCAAGACTCTCGTAGGTTATCCATTTGAACGTGTTGAGGTTATGCCTTCTGATTTCAGCGCATCAAAGCCGATTGCTATATTCTGTGACCCACAAAACGTTATGTTTGGTATGAGACAAGAACTTCAGATTACCGCATCGAGAGAAGTAAAGTTTGACCAAGACTTAACTGAACTCAAAGCAACTTTCAGGTTTGGCTTCTATGTAGCGTATCCAGCAACTTTCGTTGTATTAAAGACTTCAGCATCGTAGTAGTTCGAGGGAGGTTTATCCTCCCTCTCAACTTGGAGGTGAAAAATGAAAGTAAAATTTAACGCAAACATTTTCGTAAAAGGGCAAGACTTCAAAGCAGGCGAAGTCTATGTGATTGATAATGACCTTGCGGAATGGTTACAAGGCTTTTATGAGATTGTAGAAGAAGACAAAGCGATTGAAGAGCCCGACAAAGACAAAATGGTAAAGAAGACTAAAACCAAGTGAGGGATAAATGATAGTCTCGCTTACGGATTTCAAGAACTTTCTGGGTGTTGACCCAAGCGACACAACGAAGGATGCTTATTATACGAGTGTTCTCACAACCGCCGAGAGCAAGATAAAAGCGTTCTTTGGTGGAGATGTTACAGTCAATACATATACAGAGACTGTGAAGTTTGAAGGTAAAATATTCTATACGAGATACTTTCCGATTATCTCTGTAACTGAGGTTAAGGTTGACGGTAATACAATAACTGACTACACGGTTGGGAGTTATTATATTTCATTTGACAACGAATTTGAACAAGCAACAACTATCTCTGTAACTTACACGGCAGGCTTTCAAACTTTGCCACAAGAGATTTATACTGCAATTATTCTCACTGCTATGAATATTGTTAAAATGCAGACCGACATCAAAGGCGACCAGGTTTCGGACAATCGACTTCAAAGAGAAGTAGAGCAACTTCTTTTGCCTTATAGGAGATTTCCTGTATGAACTTAAACATTGAGATTGACGATACAAAACTCCAAAGTCTTTTAGGCAAAATGATACAAAAATATCCTGAGGCGACTAAGCAAGGCATGATAAATGTTGCCTTTATGATTCACGAGGACGCAACCTGGAACTGCCCTGTCGATACAGGAAGGCTTAGAAGTTCGCTTGCAGTTGCGATTAAAGACCAGATTGTTAAAAAGAACAACCCGAAAAACGACGAAGACGTAATAACTCCGCCTTCTGAGGACTTTGAAGTCTATATCGGCACTCGAACTTACTATGCACCTTTCGTAGAATTCGGAACTCGCAAGATGTCTGCAAAACCGTATTTGAGACCTGCGTTTGACAAGAATATAAACAAGTTAACTGAGGAAGTTAAGAAGGAGATAGAACGTGTTAAGTGAGGTTATAACTGCTCTCAAGACTTCTAATTTGTTCGGTTCAAGGGTTTATGAAGTTACAGCACCTTACACAACTGCACTTCCGTATAGTCAAGTCTATCTCTTAGGTGCAACAGACATAGAAGGCGATGGCAAAGGAATGAATGTTCTAAAAGGCGTTGTTGTTGTTGATGTGTTTACAAAGCAGAATGTCGACTACTACATTCAAGGCGTTCAACAGGCCTTGTTAGTATTAAACAAGTATATCGCTCTCAGATACGCTCGAGTTTTTGCAGAGAGCGACGGCACATTCCATATTGTTATGGAATATAACATTATTTAGGGAGGTATAAAAATGGCATTAGCAAAACAAATAGCAGTAATTGGAATTACAGACGCAAAGTTTAAAATCGGTGCGAATTTAACCGACATCGGAGGCATCGAAGAAATAGATATTGACTTCGATGGAGATGAGCAATTAGTCAAAGGTGATGATGGTGTAATTGCTTATGTCTCAAAGAAGACACACGCAAAAGTCACTGTTAAGTCTGCAATCTTAGACGTTAAAGCAATTGCAGCACTTACAGGCGATGTAGTTACAGACACAGGGACAACACCAAATCAGATTTCAGAACTCGACCTTAAGTCGGGTGTAACTCAAATCGGGACTTTAGAAGGACAGGCAACGATTATCCAAGGTTTACAGGGTGCTACTGACACAACGCCTGCAGATGTTCACTTCAAGATACCAGTCTTCCGTATGACCGCGAACTCACTTAAACTGAGTTCTAAAATTGGCAACGCTTCGGGCTTCGACTTTGCAGGTGTTGCAATACCAGACTCAAACGGGATAATTCTCTCAATAGTCTTAAATGAGACTAAGACTGCAATAGCATAGAGGGATTATGAGGGAAGAATTTGAAGAACTTGCACTGAAAGCACGACAAGTAAGAGTTAAACTCCCAAGCGGGATTGAATTCGATTTCTTACTTCCGACAGTTGGAGATATTCTAAAGTTTTCGAATAAGACACCTGAGACAAACGATGTATTAGAACTGATTAAAAAGGGACTTCCTGAGGACTTAACACTTGAAGAGTTACCTGTTACTGATTATTTCTACTTAATGAACCTAATAAACGATTTTTTCGGACAACTTGGGAAGTCCCAGAGTGGTTCTCCGACTTCGCAAGAGACTTGATACAAACGGGGATTTTACCACACGAGATTATGGAATTGTCCCCGCTTGAGTTTTTGTTTGACTTGCAGGTTTTGAACGGTGAAAATAAGACTGTTAGAAATGCTAAAGAAAAATGGCGACTTGAAATGATGAAGAAATACGGAGGCGGTGGCTTATGATTGCTGAAGAGTTAATTGTAAAACTAAAAGCAGAGACTGAAGAATTTCAGAAAGGAATGGAAGAGGCTCGAAAGCAACTCAAAGAGCAAGGGGTTGATATTAAAAAAACCTTCTCTGAAATAAGCACAGGTATGATGTTAGCAGGTGGTGCAATCACAGGTGCTTTAGGTTTTGCAGTCAAAGCCGCCGCCGATGAAGAAAGCGCACAAGCAAAACTGAATGCTACACTCAAAGCAACAGGTCAATACTCAAAAGAAGCTTCTCAAGCGATTATTGAGATGGCAAATGCTATTCAGTCAAAAACAGGAATTGACAACACCGCACTTGAAAGCGGGGCAAGAATGCTAATTCAATTCGGTGCAACTGCAGACCAAGCGAAAAATCTTTTGCCTGTCCTTGCTAATCTATCTACTGCGATGGGCGTTGATATAGAAACAGCAGCGGCACGAATGGGACAAGTCTTTGAGGGGAATTACAACGCACTTAGACGATACGGGATAAACTTAACAGAATTTCAGAACAAGTTAAACGAAACCAAAAAGAATCTAGACGATACAACTAAGCAACTTGATAGCCTAAGACAAAAATACGAAGCGGGAAAAATCTCATCAAGCGAGTATCAGAAGGCAACTGAGATTTTGACTCAAAGACAAAAGGATTTACAAAAACAACTTGAAGACTTGCAATCTCCAGCCTCAATTGTCAATGCGATTATGGAACATTCGACATCTATAAACGGACTTGCAGAAGAGCAAGCGAAAACTTTATCAGGACAGATTGCAGTTCTAAAAGCAGAATTCGAAGACTGGGCAAAAAAAGTTGGTGGCATTTTAATACCGATTATAAAAGACCTTATAGACAAATACTTAAAGCCTCTTATAGACCATTTATCGAATATGAACCCTATCGTATTAGAAAACATAGTTAAGATTACGACATTAGTCGGGGTTTTACTCTTGACTGGTGGCACTATGATTAAAGTCGTATCGGGTATAGTAAGTATGATTGAGACTTTTCAAAAGTTGATTACGATTATAAAAGTCATTAGTGAACTCCCTGCACTCGGTATGTTATTCAGTCCAGCAGGTTTAGTTATAATGGGAATTGCAGCAGTCGTTGCAGGCATTATTTTAATCATTAAGCATTGGGATTCTATTAAAAAGGCAATGGAAGGTTTCTATGAAAAATACATCAAGCCCTGGCTTGACCCACTTATAAACGGATTAAAAGTCGTAATCGGATTTTTTGAGAAGATAGGTGACTGGTTTAAAAAACTTGGAGACAAAATAAAAAGTTCAGTTTCAACTTCAAGCGAAAACTTAAATAATGCACTTGGCAACGTCGAATGGGGTGGAGGTTTCGCAACAGGTGGAGAGTTCACAGTGTCAAGACCGACGCTATTCTTAGCAGGTGAAAGCGGAGCTGAGAGAGTTTCGGTAACTCCGAGAGAAAAAGAGACTGACAATCAAGTCTTTTATGAGATGTTAAAAGAACTTCGAAGGTTTAACAACGAGACCGCTCCAATGCTTGGAAGGCAAATTAGTTTAGCAGTCTCAGGGCTTGGAGGTAAGATATGATTTATCTACAAGACACATCGAGTAATGTTTACACACTAAACGGACACGCAGTAATTAGAAGCGATGTTGATTATTATTCATATCATATCCCGTTTACGGCTTTGAATTATGCAAATTCATTAGGTTTAAAACTTCAAGAGATTACTCTAACAGGTTTTCTAACAACTAAAAGCGATATACCTTTTCAGAATATAAACAAATTGAGTTTTGATAACTTCTCGACTTATCAGAATGTTTTCGCTGTTTCGACTTTGGACTTCCAAACTGTGCCGAGTGGGTTTTATATACCTTTTACGGCATCATTAATAGTTTCACCTCTTAGATATGGGACACTACGAAGTTCGACTGGCTTGTGGGGTTTGACTTCTACAAGTCTAACAAATAACGGAAACTACAAGACTTATCCAAATATAACTTACTACGCACCACGCTTTTATTTTCCTTTAACTCAAAACCTAATTGATTTTGCAGGGTCAAGTATAACCTTGACAAATTCCAATTCAAAAACCTACGGCGGTGTTTCATACTCAGCGAATACACCGATTTTTGATGAAGGGCTTGTTATAACTTCTAACGATGTAGCGACTTTAAACATTTCGAATTACACAAGCGGAACGTTACTTCTCAAAATCAAATACAAGGGACAGAATACAGGAAGCCCAAGAACGATATTGAAAAATACTTCATTCGAATTACAACTCGATAAAACGAATGGGTATATCAAACTGATTTCGGGCTCAAATACTTTACAAGCTTCATATTCAAACTCAACTTATGAGGCAGGGAACACCTATTTAATTGGTATTCAATGGAACGCTTCAAATACTTACTTAGCGGTTGCAAAATGGGACTCTGCAAATAAGAAATTCGACACTTCGACACTTCAAACGACATCGGGAGCGTTCACTCTGAGTTTCGGCTCTACTTATATCGGTTCGACTGGAACGGCACAGTGGCTTGGCGATGCGGTTTCTGACTTTATTCTTTACGATTATCAAGTCTCGAATTGGACTACGGCATCGTATAACTTTACGCTTAACCCTTTGAATTTCAGCGGGCTTTATATTGCAAATAAAACGGCGGGAGTTATCACATATCAGAACGGTGTCTTAACCGACGAGAACGGGAACGACATAACGGGACTTGTGAGCGGCGCGCCTCTTGAATGTCAACCTTCAACTTCAACCACGATACAATTACTCGACGGACTTCCAGGCAAGTGGGATATCTCTATAAACGATACTTATTATCCGTGAGGTGAGTGATGGCAAATCCAAGTAATGCACCAACTAATATAAAGGTTTACCCTATACCCGGTGTAGGGGTTGAAGTCCACGCTGTATTTCACCAAGCAAACAATTTACCAGCAACTTATGCGAGGTTTCAGGTTTCAACAGACCCAAATTTTGGAACTACTGTTTACGATTCAAATCAAGTTGCAATCACTCCGATAAACGACAACACAGAAGGGGTAATGATATTTTCTTGGATCCCTTCAGGTCAGGGGACTTATTATTATCGACTTTGTTTCTGGGATAATGCAAATTATACGAATACGAGTTGGACTGTTTGGAATGGAACGACGGTATCGCAATCAAGCGGAAGTCAGAAGTTATATCCTACAAGCGATAGTTCTATTGCTATCGGTGGGGTTTATCCTACTTCTCCAACTACACACTATGATAAATTAGACGAACCCACCGCAAATGATGCAACCGATTATATATACACATCTGGAGCGTCTACTGTTACGCAACAAGATTTATATGGGAAAACCTCATTTTCCCCACCCGATGGCTTGCAGTCCATTACTTCTGTAGTAATAACATATAGAATATATACTAAAAACTATCAGGGCAACGGGACAAACGCTTGTGGATATGTCGCTTGCATTATAAAAACCCATAATACCTTGTACCTTGATAACGACCAGACCTCGTTAGATGCCTGGGGAACTAAAACTAAAACTTATACGACTAACCCTTATACAGGTGCGGCTTGGACTGCGCAAGAAATAACAGATTTGCTTATAGGCGTTCAACACAAAATAACAAATGGAGGAGTAAATTATTATGACCAGCAGGCACTCACAACGCAACTCTATGCAACAGTAAATTATACATATTTGACTTTTACATTTACCCCTCCTGGCGACAATATTTTGAATATTGGTTATCCCTCAATTATTTCGCAATCAGTTTCGCAAGATAAAGACAAAGTAAGTTTTAATTTAGTCATAAATGATGCTTATACAAAAATGCCTAATGTCGTTATCAATATTGATGGACAGACCTATCAGATGGACTATGTTTCAAGAACAGGTTCAGGACCTTATACTTATACTTTTTCAAAAATGATTTCTTTAGAGCAAGGCGACCACGTTTATAGATACGAAATCGGGAATGTCTGGACTTTGCTAATTAGTTCAAATTATTTCTTAAATGTGAATTACGCATCTACAGATAAGTCTTTATCAATTCTTGCTAATAATACTAAGATAAATGCGTGGAATGTTATTTTAACTGATAATATTTTGCCTAACGTCTCAGAGATTAGTTTCGAAAGCGATACTCTAATCTCGAGTCCAACTATAAGTGTCGTTATGAACGCTGATAAAAAACGAGTATACCAATTCAGAATTACAAATATTCAAAATACAAATAGCGGTTATTCTTATAGTGCAGTATCTTCTTTTGATTTACAACAGACAGTTTCGACTTCTGTGACTGCAATGAAGTCTATTGATTTTCTAAAGTCTATTTTAAATACTCAGGTATTCGGGAATTTAACAGAATACTTATATCTTCAACAATATGACAATGCAACGCTCTCTGATTTGTTAGAAAAAGTATTGATTATCAATGGTGCAAGAGGCTATGAAAGAAATGGTAAGTTTTATTTCAGAACTGACAGTGATATCAAATATAAACTTACGAAAGCAGATAAATCAGTGAGTTGGAGTGAAGATAGAAAAGTTATAAGAAACTACATTCAAGAATACTACATAATTAAACAGTATCCTGTTGTTTCGAACTCTTTGACTAATTATGACGCTTCGAACTGGTCTGGGACTGTAAGCAACGCAACACAAACAGCAAATGGGCTTTTAGCACCAAGTGGTTCGCCTTACATTCTGAAAGGGAACGGAACTATAACGAGAAGCGGTGTAAGTTTTAAAATTACAGACTTTGACCACCTGACTTTGAATTGGAGTCCACCGACGACCTCGACGACTTTGACAATTCAATTACTGGCTGACGCTTCTAATTACCTTTCTTACACAAGAAGTTTTGCAGGTTCACAAGGTGCAGGCTTTGTCTTGACCTCTGCAAATCCAAGCGACGAAGTCGTAAAAACCATAACTTTCACGTCTAAATATATTCATTATGTCCAAGGCAAAACTTCAAACTTCTGTTCTGTAAAAGTGGTTTTGAAATTAAACGGGAACACTGTTTCAGAGACTGGCTGGAACAATACTTTAAATAATGAGTTTATTTTTATCTTTGACAATATCCAAGCCGATACTCTGGAGGTTCATTTTAAAAACCTATATCCTGTTGGAACTTCTTATGGTGTCAACTGTCAAAATTTACAAATTACAGAATATGCTCAAGTGGCTTCGGGGAGTCAAACATCATATCAAACGACTTGGAGTAATGATATCGCAAACTTTAATATCCCTTATATAGGAGATAACGCAGGCGGGAAACAAGGCACAGTAATTCACTTTGTAATAAACAATTTGGGGTTGTTTAGCGTCCCCCCGCTAGATGTAAATGAAAGTTACGAAACTTTCGCTCAAGTCCAAATTCCTACAAAATCAGCCGATGGTTACGGTTTGCCTTATTATGATACTTATATTTTTGTACCCGTTCAAATTCGGATTCAGAACGGGCAAGCGACTGCGTGGGCAGATTATTATTATACAGTCAGCAGGTATTATGAAACTTATGCACAAGGTCAATGTTATTTCAACGCTCACGTTGCAAAAGTAAAAACTACAGTCACGACAGAATATGTTTGGAAATATATTGATTATGTTTGGAGCGCTTCATATCCGATGTGGGATTCTGTGGATGTCCCCATCAGTCAATTCTCAAAGACTGGAGCGCCTGTGAATATTACGCAAATCAGCCTCACTGCCACTGGGGATAATTTCTATGATAACCTTTATGTCTATGCTTCACGACCTACATCAAACTACATAACTGTTAAAGATGATGAAAGCATAAGGAGATATGGTGAGAGATTAGATGTCAGAAAACTTGACGGATGGACTTCAAAAGAAAGCGCAACGTTATTTGCTACAAAATATTTAGATATTTTTAAAGACCCAGCGTATGATTATAGGAAAGAAGTATCTATTGAGACACCTATCGAACTCGGTGATGCAGTAGATTGCGACGGAAATACTCTCTATGTTTACAGAATTTCTTACGACTGGGATTCTGGGAAAAAGACAATTTTCGTAGGTATGAACGCTTCAGAACTATTAGAGAGACTTAAACAAATGGCTCAGAAAATAGATTTATTGGAGAAAAACATTTTATAGGAGGGGAGAATGTATAAAGCAGAAAAGATTTTACTTTATGCAATCATTTTTGTGTTAATCGTATCTCTTGCAATTCTTACAACGAAAATTGAAAATCTGTCTAAAGAGGTGAATATCCCAGAAAAAACAGCGATTCAGTTAGCACAGACGATTACGGTTCTCAGACCTTCATTCATAAGTGCTAAATATCTTGACAACTTTGTAAAAGGGACGCCGTTATACGGCTATGGATATGCATTTCTCAAAGCAGAGGAAGTCTCGGGGATAGGAGCAGACTATTTAATTTGTATATCCATACACGAAACAGGCTGGGGAAAGTCTCCAAACTGGACTCAATACAACAATCCCGCCTCGTGGGGAATTACAGATTCGGGTTGGAACTCGGAAGCGTATAAGATTTCAAAAATGACTAAAGAGCAAGCGATTGTTTACTGGGCTACACAGTTAAAAAATCTATACCTTACTAAGGGCGGTGCTTACTACTCGGGTGAGACGTTATATGCTATAAACAAATACTATGCAAGCGATACAAACTGGGCTTCGTCAATTCTGTCTATACATAGCAGTTTAGTCAAGACATTCCCTGAAGACGCACAGGCCAAAGAGTGGGTGATGGAGACAGGAATTTTAAAGGGCGATTTACCAAGTCCGCAATACTTCACATCCGATTACTGGTCTAAACAGATTTCAAAAAACGATTTAGCAGTTATTTTGTTTAGAATAAACAAATCGAGGTAAAGATGAATAAACTGGCTAAAGACATACTTGACTATATCGGTTTTTGGTTAAAAATCTCTTTCGTTGTTATAGTTCCTCTTGTACTTGCCTTTTTAATTGGGTGGTTGATAGTTAAAATAGTTTCAATATTCGGGGGTGAAAAATGAATTGGCAACAATTTTTGCAACTTTTGAGTAAAGAAAAAGACGAGGACATTCTTGCAGCGTATATTCATACGAAAAGTAATTATTATGAGTTTTCGCAAAGAGAGGTAAATATTATATTTGGCAAAGACGAAGACACAAAAACATATACTACAACTTACACGGGAGGTGCAAAATGGGTTCAGAAATGAAGTTGACAGGAATTCTTTTAGTCGGTTTTTTGGGTTTTATTGACCAGTTGCTAACTCAAATCACAACTAATTGGAGTTGGTTTAAGCAGGACACGCCGTTGACACAGAATGTAAAACAGTTAGTCTCTATTATCTGGGGAGAGGTCTTATCAGTGGCTATTCTCATCTGGTCACCAGACAAAACACAGATTTTAGAAATGTTTGGAGCGAATGTCGGAATCTATGTAGATGCCGTTCTTTCAGGACTTCTTTATTCATTTGGTGGCAATTTGGCACACACGATTATGGAGTGGATTGAAGCGAATAAAGAAATCAAGGTAACGCAGGCACAGATTACAAAGTCGAAGGTGGAATAACATGAAATTAGGAGAAGGATTTAAAATAAAAGACTGGAGCGACTTATATTTAGTTTTAAGAATCGTACTCATTTTGATAATCATAATCCTTCTCCTCTTACGAGTATTCAATTTCACATTCTTAATTAACCTATTTAATTTAATGTTTCAATCGAGGTGAAATATGGTAAGACGAGATAAAGTTTATTTAAAAGAAATCATAACAGGTGCGATTTTGCTAATTATTTTATTAAGTTCCCTCAGGGGTACCAAGTTACCTTCGGGGATAAAGAGTTTAAATACAAACAATATAGGTAATATTGGACTGCCTCAAAGTGCAGTTGACAAGTTAAAAGATTTGCTCAAACCTTGACGAAAGGAGAAAGGAGATGAGAAGGGTGATTACAATCCTCGCCGTGTTGAGTATTGTTTTGAGTCTCGGGCTTGTTTATCTCGGAGTAAAAGCAAGAACAAGCGGGATATCGATTTTTAGTAGTCTGTATGTGATAAACGAGAAATATTTTGGAGAGCCAGCAGATATAAGATTTTGGGTCACACCAGAGCAATACGCTATACGAAAACAAGCGGAGGAGTTTAAAACCGATAATGAGATTGCAACGATAACAAAAACTTATAATTGGTTAGAAAACGGATATCATTATGAAGAAGACGACCTTGTGATTTTAAACAACGGACACATTGTCTTGCGAGGCGGTGCAGATTCGTGGAACTTACCAATCTTTACACTTGCTATAAAACATCAAAACAACGGCGAGGTATGGCTTGATTGTGAAGATGGCTCTTTCCTCCTTGCAAGTCTCCTAAGAGCAAATAACATTGACGCTTGGGTAAATATCGGAACAGTGTCTATAAATGGAAGTCTCTACGGACACGCTTGGGTAACAGTCAACACGAATGGGAAAGAATATCTTTTAGAAACGACACTCGGGCAGTCGCTCTCAGAACTTAGACCAGTGCCGAGTTTTTATAAGGTTGCGGTAAAGTTTAATGAAAAAGATGTTATCGCTGTGACAGGTGAAGACATAAATAAAACAATCTATCCTCCTCTTCCACCAGCAAAAGTTCAGGACTTGAAAAACCTTCTAAACTCACAACCGTGAATATTAAAAACACGCATTTAAACGCAAAAACAGGGGGGTAAAATTGAAAAAAAGTATAATACATCAAAGTAAAAAAACAGACCCCGAAAATGAGCCTCAAAATGCAAAAACCGAAGAAGTCGAGTATATAAAAATAGTCTGGGTAGATATTCAAAGCGAGAAAGCACAAAAGATGATAGACGAGGACGGTGTAGAAGCAGATATCGGGTTTAGGTTAAAGACTTTGCGAGGTAAACCTCTAACAGAAATTCGTATCGTAAACAAAACAGCAACAGCGGAACTTTTAGCACACGAACTCGGACACTTTATTCAGTTCCTATTAGAAGAGAGAGGTTTTGAATTCGAACACGAAGAAGAGATTTCTTTTTTACTCGAAGACACGATTAAGAATTTGTTAAGGA